CCACCCAACTGGCTGTCGCCGGCGCTGATCGCTGCTGCCAGGCTGCGGGCGAGGATCGCCGGTTTATCTTCTTTCTGTGGTGTGCGTGCGTCATCCCAGAACGGGCTGTCTTCGCGCCCCAGCAAATGATCGGCCTGCGCCGCGTAGGACAACTTGCCGTTGGCCACGAAGGCTTTCCACGTCGGGCTGCTTTCCGGACCCAGTTCGTCGAGGAAGATCTGCTTCATGCTTTCCTGCAGGAACAATTCGTAAATCGCTGCATCGGCGGAAGTCGTGCCGAGCTTGCCGTCGAACGCCATCAGGCGCGTATACGCCTCGTGAGCCTTGCCGCGATCGGCAACGGGCAGCGCTTCAATCGCCTGCTTGAGCGGCTGGGACATGCCCGGTGCTTCAAACATTTTCTTCAGTTTGGCGGCGAACGTGGTGGTCTGGTCATATTGCATCGCGATCACGCTGCGCGTGTCGTGTTTGCCGGCGCCCGCCAGTTCGGCCAGGCGTTCGCCACGCTCCGGCGCTGCCCAGGAATTCGACAGTTGCATGCCGTAGCCATGGGGAATGACGCGCTGGTTGGCGGTGCCGAGCCAGCCTTGGGCCGGGTCCTGGTCGTAAGGGTGCAGCATCGGGTCGGCGTAACCGTCCCAGTCGTAGCGACCTTCCCAGCCCGGCGACGGCAGCAGGCCTTCGCCTTCGCGACGGTTCGGGTAGCGGCCGGTGACTTGCCAGCCGATGTTGCTCGCATCGGCGAACACCAGGTTCAGGGCGATGGCGCGGATTTCGCGGCTGGCGTCCGAGGCTTTCTCGACGGTCTGGGCCCGGGACAGGTCGAAATACGCGTCCAGGGTTTTGTCGTCGGTGAAGTTGGGCATTTGCAGGGCCAGGCCGAAACCGTTCGCCAGCGTGGTGCCTTGGGCGCTGTTGAGCAGCGGACCGTGACGGGTTTCGTACACGGCTTCGCGAATCGGCCGCTGGCCTTTGACGAAGTAGGTTTCGTTGCGCACGACGGCGGGCTGCCATTTACCGGCCACTTCGTAGGTGAGGGCGTTGCCCTGGCGTTTGATTTTTTCCAGGAACAGGTCCTGGTTGTCGCCCATGACCGTGGTCATGCTCCAGGCCACTTTGCCGTTGAAACCACCGAGCACCATCGGCAAACCGGCAATGGTCACGCCCGCCGCCTGATATTTCGGCGCCCGTATCTGCACATAGCTGAACAGCGACGGCACGCCCAACGGGCCATGGCTGTCACTGGCCAGAATGCTTTTGCCAGTGCGGCTGCGTTGCGGGCCGATCGCCCAGTTGTTCGATGAGGTGGCGCCCAACAGGTTCGGGTCGGACAGTTGTCCCGTGGCTTTACTGATTTCAGCGAGGCCGGGGATCGCGCCGTTGAGTTTGATGCCTTGCAGTTTGTCGGCTTCACCCAGCGGCAGTTTTTCATCGGGCGCGGACGGTGTCAGCCAGGCGAGTTTGTCGGTGGTGACGGTCTGGGCCAGCATCAACGAGGAAATTTCTTCCGGCAGGTTGGCCGACTGGCTGAAGTTCAGCAGGCAGAAGATCAGCGCCGAATCTTCCGGTTTCCAGTATTCAGGCTTGTAACCGGTGGCAGCGAGATCCGCTGGCAGCTTGTCGCGGTAGCGGAACAGATAGGCGTTGACGCCGCGCGCATAGACTTCGAAGAAGCGTTTGAGGCGCGGCGAAGAGGCTTTGTACAACTCGCCGGCGCTTTTCTTCAGATTGACCGCACGCATGTAGCGGTCGGCGTCCAGCAGGTCGGCGCCGGACATTTCTGCCAGACGGCCTTCGGCCAGCAGGCGCAGGGTAACCATTTGCGTGATGCGGTCGCTGGCGTGGACGTAACCCAGGGCGAACAACGCGTCATGGAAGCTGTTGCTTTCGATCAACGGCATGCCCATGGCATTGCGGCGCACCGAAACGTTTTGCGCCAAGCCCTTGAGCGGCTGCACACCGGAGGTCGGCGGGAGGGTGTCCTGAGCGTCCCAGGTCTGACAACCGGACAGGCTCAAAACACCGGCCACTGCTGCGGCAACGCCGAACCGGGGAAGAAAATGTGTAAGGGCTGGCGAGGCCATGGCAAAGCTCCTGCGGGGGTAAAGGCGCAATAAAGGCGCTACGTTAGTGAGCAGGAGGAGGGCGCGCAAGCGGCGGGCGGGGTTATTTCAAGATTTGTCTGATAAACCACAACTTCATGTTCCCTGTGGCGAGGGAGCTTCTGTGGCGAGGGGGCTTGTCGGAACGCCGCATCGCCCCGTTCGGCTGCGCAGCAGTCGTAAACCCGGCAACCGCAACCTGACGCTAAAAACGCGCTGACTGGTTTTGTGATGCCGCGCGCGAAAAATCGCGCCGACAAATGAGATAAATGGCGCAAAATATTTTTGCTCCCGTTGCAACAGAATATCAAAACCGTTCAGCTTCAACCGCGTGTGTGTAAGTTCGCACAAGATTTGGCATCGCTCGCAAGCGACACCAGCCTGACATTAAGCGCGATTTTTGGCACCTTGGAGACCTTCACATCCCTCTTCAAACTGAAGGAGTCGTCGGCCAATCTATGCTCACAGGAAACCCCGCCTGCTGTTCAATATCAGAAAGGTCAATGCGATACCGCTTCCATAGCCGAAGCAACGCGACTTTTTCAGGCGTCTCCAGCCCCAGATCAACGGCATCCTGAAGCGGAGCTATAGCCGTTGCGGCCTGGTTCATACGAGTGTCACGTTTAAGACGAGCGAGCCTTGCCAGGTCAGCCGCTTCAGCAGACGCATCCAGCACCCAATCGCCACCAGCCCACACATAGAACTGACCCGGCCGGGGTTTGGCAGTCAACCCTTCGGGCAGATTGCCAAGCTCGAAATACTCTTCCCCGGCGCCGGTATCCGTGTGGTAAACCATGCCGCGATAGTCGGCCAATAGTTGCGGCTTCCCCTCGACCAGCGCCCATACGTGGCCAGCCTCGGGTTGGGCCAAAGGATTTTCCAGCTGGACGGTATTGCCCGGCAGATACTGGCCAAATCCCGGGACCTCGGGGAAATCTGACAACTCAAACGGCCCGGTCAGGATGCCGAGCGGGTCGAACACATAGATATTCATTAGCACCTCAGATCACTTTAATTCGGCCCGGATAGGCAATGTTTTTCGGGACCGTCTCAGCGCCGCCAGCGGCGCCAGTGCCACCACCGGCCCAGGTGGCATAGGTGATGCTCCCGCCGCCCATCGCCTGCGTGCCGTAACCGCCGGAACCGACATAGTGGTTGTGACTTTTGAAATCATCGAGCCGATAGCTGCCCGCAGGACGGCCCGGATCAATCCCGGCAGCCTCGTCAAGGGGCCGGAAAAATTTACCGCGCGCATCTGGACAGCGGAACGTGGTCGCGCCATCGCCCGAGGTCCAGCCGCCCTCCATACCCGCGCGAGCGGCTTCCGTAGTCAGCATTCCCGACTGCTGAGCGTGATCCCACAACCATGGCCAATCGGCACGAACAAAGAGGGCATTGCCCAACGGAGCGTTACCCCCCGGATTCAATACGGTCGTCGTTTCAAATACGGGCCGCCCGAGCGCCGTACCGTCTAAGCGCGCAATCGGTATCCAGTTGCCCTTACCATCACTGCGCAAATGCCAATAATCCCCGGCGCCCATCAGGTAAAAGAACGGATAGCCGGCGGCATTCAGATGGGTATGAAACTTGATTTTGTTGCTGCCGGCCGCTCTGATTGTCAGCCGGTTGCTGGTGTTATCGACGCGCCGCACCAGCACACCACGAAAGCCAAGCGCTGAATTGGCATCGGGCAGTTCAACCGTCAACGCCGCGGCGCTGGCATCAATCAGGACAAGCCCCAACTCGTTTGCCACCAAGGACTTTGATGTGTTGACTTCCACTAAAGGGAATTGGCCCATGCCGTTAATCAAGTCGTTTATTTCGGTTTTGGTGAACGCGTCCGTGATCCCATAACCGACCAGCGTTGTTGGATTGCTCCCGCCCGTGACTAATCCTTTGGAGCTGACGGATACCTTCGTGAATGAACCGGCCTGAACTCCGCTATCAGCCAAAGCCAGCGTGATCTCAGTATCTGCACTGCCATCGTAAGTACCCGATCCCGTTGCTGCACCCTTGAATTTCAGCGTTCGAGCAGTCTTCAGTTGGAGCGCCTTGCCGACAGCGTTCGTACCAGCAATGACCTTATCAATCTGATCCCTCAGCCATTTTGTCCGACTTGCCAGCTGTTTAGCTTGCAAGTTGTCGATGCCTTCCGGACCACCTAATACAGGGTCAGATGTCTCAAGCTGGTAGATGCCTTCCGGCCATTCATTGAGTTCGGGTAGATCGGCCATTAGCTGCTCCCATGGTTGTATTGGCCATCGCGACGCGCTACGCCGTTATGCCGTATGGGGACTGACTGATAGTCGAGTGTCACCAAGCGGCAGCGCGTAGGAGCGACAGATAGAAGAAGGCGGCGCAGGAGCGCAGCCTGATCATTGGTAATGACGCGTTGAAGAAAGACCCGGTAAAGCGGCCAGGCGGAAGGGTCGCCATGGATGTAAGCGCCATTTCTGGTGATTGACCCATCGTGTATTCGATTGCTCAAGCCTTCCTGGAGCGTTACCTCGCCAAAGCCCAGCAAGCGAATGACCTCGCGAATAGCCCAAGGCGTACCTTTATAGCGATGCAACTGGGCGGCGTTCTTGATCAGATTGCGCTTGGCTTCCTCTGATTCAGCCAGTAGCCAGGCTGCCTCATCGAGCAGGGAGAACTGATCTGCGAGGTGGGGTAGCAATTGGGGCTTAACCAGGTCAATCAGGTAAACCAACATTGCGTTGCGGTCGAGCCCTTCCAGCGTCTCATCGAGCAGCTCGCAAAGCGCCGCGAAGCGCTCGTCGCTAGCCAATGCCGGGGGCAGTTGCTGACTAGCCATAGACCACCCCGGCATCCTCAAGCTGGATTGAGGTACAGTTCGCCCACTCATTTTTCATAAGCTCAACCGGCGCAAAACCCGCAAAACCTAGGTCCGCCCGATAAACGCCATTCACCTGCAGCAACGCGGTTAATTGTTCCTGGACCAGATCGCGACCGAGACCTCCACGTCGCTCAACAGCATATTTTTCGGCCGCAGCTTTGGCAGCCTTCATGGCCTCAACACGATCTGCCGTGTCGTAAAAAGTAATGCGTGCCTTGATTTCATAGCTGACCTCGGTGGGTGCATAGGCGTTAACCGTGTCACACAGGGGGCGCAGCTTCTCACCGCTGATCCGACTCTTGATCCGCTGAAGCAGGTCGCCTGAAGGCAATCCAGTAATGGTCAGAGGGAATAGTGCTACATGCCCATTCGGTTGGCCTTCGTCAGGCCCGTACACGGCGACATCAATGATTGACTGGTGTACTGCGAGGGTGTGGTAGCGATAGGCCCCGCGACTGCCGGCATTGCTGAAAGCTTCAGGCGCCAGGATGATCCGCTCGCGGTAGCGGTCATCCTCCTCGTCCTCAGCGCCTTCCGCTGTGACATTGATATTGGTGGCGGCAAGGCCTTCAGCGGGCGAGTTACCAATACTGCTGATCTGACCAACAGCCCAACCATTACCAAGCTCTCCGACCGACAAGCACGTGGCCGTCACGCTGATCTGTGCCTGTCCGGCCGGGATGACGGCGTCCTGATCAGTCAGAAAAGTTAGTTTGGCGTCTTGGGTGCTTACGCGAGTGCCGGCGCGAATAAGCAGCGCTTGCTGCACGGCGACCGGCATTGTGAAGCGCAATGTGCAGCGCGCGGGGGCTGCCAACAACCTCGGAGTTGCGACCAGTTCCCCCAGGTAATCAAGAATTGGAGCCTTGGCATAACGTACCAAGAGCTGCTCGCCCGCACTCTGGATGGCCATCTGCAGGCGCGTCTCGGAATAGGCAATCTGGTCTATAAACAGTCGCTCTACCTGCGCGGGATACAGTGTTTTGCCTGTTTTTTCCTCGTATCGAGCAATCAGGCTGGCTTCGTTGGCCGCTGGATCTATCTTGATGAAAATCGGTTTAGGCAGCTCGCGCATAAGGCACCTCGGTCAACTGGGTGACACCATCCGCAACGCGCCACTGCACGCGCACAACGATGCGCGAGTCCTCAACGAGCACTAGCACCTGAACTACCGAAACTCGGGTTTCCCAGCGGCGGATAGCGTCGACTGCTTCACGCACCAGGTGCGGAGTCACACGGTTGACGGGCCAGTCGATGTACAGATGAATGTCGCTGCCAAACTCAGGCCGGTGGGCGTCACTGCCTTTGGGTGTGGTCAGGATGATGCGGATGGCCTGATCGATATCGCGCAAACCCTCGACCACCTCGCCGGAGGTTCCGAGGGCAGGCTGCCAGTGGGCGGCGGTGATGCTCGTGTAGGGAATGGGCGTCGTCATGCGCCAATGATGAGATGACTAGCGAGAGCTAGCTTTTAATCGAGTTTAAAGACGGGCAACATCAGCAAAACGCACCTTAGGAATTCGTATGAACATCTGGGAAGTCAAACAGCTCTTTTTATTCATCGCTTTTGTGGTGCCCGGCTTTATCAGTCTAAAAACGTATGCACTGCTCCAACCAACTCAATTCAAAGACACATCGCAGCAATTGATCGACGCCGTTGCGTACAGCTCTGTCAATTACGCCTTACTAATCGGCCCCATTTACGCGGTTGAACACATCAACCTCCGGTCAAGCTACCCAACGCTATATGTCCTTTTTTATGTCGTAGTACTGCTGCTTGCCCCCATAGCGTGGGCTTGGGCTTTCTTATGGCTAAGAAAAACACAGCTTCTGCAGCGTTCAATTGCACACCCGACAGGCAAACCATGGGATTTTGTCTTCAACCAACGAGTCCCCTACTGGGTGATTGCTACATTGACTGATGGCCGCCAGGTCGCCGGACTTTACGACTCGAAATCCTTTGCCTCAAGTAGTCCAGCGCAGGAGCAAATTTACCTTCAGGAAGCTTGGGTGTTGAATGAGGGTGGTGGATTTGAAAGGGCAAGAAATGACTCAGCAGGCATCATCATCCTTGCAAAAGAAATCGCTACACTTGAGCTGTTTCACCTCAAAGCCTCCCAGGAAAATGACAAT